AGTCTCAGCATTTGTCTCCGCAGTTTCCGCAGCTGTCTGTGCTGTCTCGGCGGCAGTCTGTGCAGCCTCAGCAGCCGTTTGCGCAGTTTCTGCCGCAGTCTCTGATGCAGCCGCTGCGCTTGCGCTAGATGCCGCAGATGCCGCGTCTACCAGCAATGCCCACTTTGCGCTATCTGTGTTTGTGCTGATCGGTGTAGATCCGCTAGATGTATGCGCAGTAATACAGATATAGACGTTGCTATTGCTTGCATCTTTAACAATATCACGCACCGAGAATGCTGTGCTTGTAGCCCAATCACCCTGCCAAACGCCAAGCTCTTGAGTAACCGCTAAGTCACCAGACGCATCAAACGAGAATACTTTGTTCGCACGATCAGCAGCAGAAATCGTAAACTCAGAACCAGTAATTGTGTTTGTGCGTGACGCTTTAATTGCTCGACCCAGCTCTTCGTTGTGTTGCTGAACCATAAACGTCAGCTTGTCCAAGCTTTCTTCTAGCGATTGCGCTGGGAACGGATCGTTAGGAACCAGATCAAGTCCTTGCGTTAGACCTTGCTCTCGCAAAATAACAACAGTTTCTGTAGCCGTGGGCGCTGTCGTAAACACTACGTTACCACCGCCAACATCACCTACGCCTGTCACAGTGTAGTCAGTTGTAATTGTTTGAACTGTTTCTGCGCCGTTGCTTGCCCGAAGGATGACAGTCAAGTCACTCTGGTCAAACACTTTGAACGTATATGCAAAAGTTGTCAGCGTGCCGTTGCCGCTGTAGCTAACTCTGTTTGTGCTGCTTGATACTGTCATAGCAATTCCTTACTTTGCAGAAAAAATACCATAAGATGCCCTATTTGTGTAGTCATTACCGTTCTCCAATAATGTTTTGCAAACGTGGGCGATCTCTCGGCGCTTCCTCTCCCGGCCCCCACCAATATTCTTGTCCGTATTCTTTTAGATATTTACGGCGCAATCTTCTAAACCGGGCATTCGCTTTTGGATCCACATAGCGGATTGCGTTGTCTCTTACCAGGCGTTCAAACGCCAGGCGCGTATACCAAATGTTGTTACCAGGGAAATACCTGGACGCCATACCCACAACCTCTTTGCCAAAGTTAGTATCATCACCCGCCGCAAACTCAGCAACATTCCCAACCGTCAAGTTTTTAACATCAGACAGCAAACCAACAACAGGGCCAGCCGTTTGATCTGCCAAACCGCGACCATACACATTTAGATCCGAGAACAAGAAATCACCGTATAAACCTAAACCGCCACCTTGCAGCGCAGCTCGGCCCCAGAATTTCATGTTAGGCTCACCATCCTCGCTGAACATTTCCATAGGTTGCCGGCCTTTAGCCATCTCTTTCATCTGATAGCTCAGCGCTCCCATAGCTGTCATTGCCAGCATCAAATGGCTTAGATAAACCATTTTGCTCAGGCGCCCCTCCCTGGCAACACCACGCATGAGGTGCGTATTCATTAGCGTAACCGGGAATTGTTTATACATTGCAAAGCTGTTTAACAGCTCCCCGCCAATAGATCCTGGACGCGAGCTGCCGCGTAACATTGCCGCACCCCGCATACTACTAGACGGTACAGCAAAGTTTGTTTCTGTTTCGATCATGCGTATCAGATCAGTCTCAATGGATCTCGCAACCGTAGGCGGCAGATCCGTGCGGTTAGCTATGTCCTCAGCGCGCAAGAACTTAGCGCCGTTGTAATCATACAGCTCTGTCGCGCGCATGATGTCCCATTTGTCTGAGCCGATCTGGTAATGCTGCATTGTCCGGCGCAAGTTGTCAGGCAGCTCGTCAAAGCTTCTCCCTACGTTATCTGCCAGGAAGCCCAGGAACTCTTGACCAAACGCCCAGCGCCCGGCTTGTGTCCAGCTAGATAGCAGCGAGGCGCGCATAACGAAATCAGAGATCCGGCGCGTTACCTCCGGGCTTACCATCTCGCCAGTAAACCGGGCTTGCGCTGATGCCATCTGCGACCAACCATCGGCAACCAGGCCAAGACGAACTGCCAGCTCGCCTTTTTTTGTTGCTTGTATTGGAGAAACGTTACGCAAGATCTTTGTAAGCGTACCGATCTGTGGGATCCCAGCTGATGCCCTGGCAACATTCTGCGTAGCCAGGTCGCCAAACGCAGAAAGAAACGCCGAACCTAACTGTCCGGATTGTAGCAGATCCCGGATCCCGGCAAAGACGTTGCCCCACCGGGAACTGATCGGCGCCAGGTTTGCCCCGGTGTTGTATTCATAGAACGTATCTATCTTTGCATTTGCTTTGGATACCTCATCCGCAAACTTTTCATCCTTGCGCAATCCAGCTTCTCTATCCAGGTATTGTTGCAAGTAACGCTTCGTTGTTGCCGGGTTAGGGCCGAACCGCTCGAGCAATGCCAGGTCGCGCGACATGCTATGAATGTGGCCTATTGCTACATCAAACAATTCTTTGCCGCCGAACTGGTTATTATATTCTAGGAACGCATCTGCGTTTTTCCATTTGATAAACCGGTGATCTGCGCGTTGGCTTGCCAGGGATCCATTGCCACCGAATCCGCCAGGCTTTGACCTGGTAGCATTGTTAGACGTTATCGCGTCATACATATTGGATAGTGCAATCTCCAGCTTTTGCGGTGTGAACGGCAACCCGGTTTCATTGTCAATCATGTTCTCAACATCGATTAGACCAGGGCGCGCTTCTTTCGTAGGAGCGCTGACATCACGCCCACCGGCGCGCTCAGTACCCATCATAAACTGGATCCACTCATCCTTGCTCACGCTGCGCACCGCCATCATGTCGTGCGTCACAGGAAAGTAGCCACCCTCGAGCTTTCCTATAGATCCGCCCATGCGGTTAAATGCCAGGCGTTGATCCTCAAACACAGACGAAAGCGCTTCACCCATCTCCCGGGCAGCTACATCCCCGGTGTCCGTACCCATCATCTCACGCACAACATTTTCCATTTGTGCCTTTTTGCGGATGCCGCCTAGAATATTCCGGCGCATAGATCCTAGCATCTTGTCCAGCTTGCGCGTTGCTTTGCGCAAGTAAACTGTTTGCAATGTTTCTGCGTCTGCAAACTTAGCGCGCTCATCTTTTGCAAATAATGCCTGGGCAGCAAGCGGCAGATCCTCATTGCCGCCAATGTTGCGGAAACTTTGAATATCTAACAGGGCTTGCTTTTGCGCGCGTAATTGCATAATCTTGCGACGGTTTCTGTCACGCACCTTTTTTTCAAGTGCCGTGAACGTCATGCGACCAGCTTCAATGTCTGCCTCTGGCTCTGGTAGTTTCAGAGAAAGTTGCGACTTATATTCGTCAAACGTGCGCAGTGCTTCGTCACGCTGCTCTCGAGAAAGCTTAGGTGTACCATCTGGGTTTGTCTCATCGCCGCCGTTGATTATGCACTCGCGTAAGCTCATTTGACGCATCCTCTTAGTCGATCAAGCATCGATTGATCCTGGTTAAACTCTTCGCGCAGCTGTTTGACTGTGCGTTCCTGGTACACAAGCTCGCCATCCGGCAGCTCATCTTCAAAGGAGAACGTTGTGTCATCATCAAACTCGTCGAACAGATCTTTTGTTCGCACCTCATCGAACAAGCCGCCCTCGGGCATAGGCTCATACCCGCCACGCTTAGCGCTTTCCATGATACGCTCAGCAAGCTCACGCTGTGATATTTGCTCCGCGCCTGGAATAACTACTTGGTCGCCGTCTAAAGCCATAGTAGACTTGAGTTCAGAACTAGAAACGTCTATACTTTGACCGGAGGTGTCACCAATGCGTTGGTTTAAAGTCGAGGGTTTTGTACTGGCAGCAATGTCAGACGATGGCTCAGAAGCATATGGTTGGTTCCGAGATACCAAATCTTGGGATAAAATATCTCCATCTGAGATCCTGGGAGACATTCGTAGCCCGGAGATCAATTCCTCAGAAGCCGCCATTTCAGCAAAGGTTAAGGGCGCAGATCTAGGCAGCTTGCCAATTAAATCTGCAAACGCTTCCGGCAAGGCAGACTGAGCCTCCCCATATATACGCAACTGTTCTTGTACGGCTTCGTAACGCTGCGCAAGAGGGCGCCAGGTTTCGCGCGTAATCTTATACGCTTCGTGTCCACCGCCGCCGCCTTTTGCTTTTTTCATTTTAGCGCGATACATGCCGGTAGGGTAAAACTGGATCTCTTTGATAAATCCATCTGTATCAATCAATGATGCCTTTGCATCAAAGTATCCCAGCTCGGTCATGCGGAAATCTTCATAGATCACATGATACATATCCGGCTTAGATAGCCGCTTCAGGATCTCATCGATTTGCTTAGGGTCGTTGACAGTCACACCGGTACGCGCAACATCAGACAGCATATTTACGCGACCGCCGTATTTACCTTTTACTTTCTCAGTTGAGCGCTCTTTTCCTTTAGGTGGGGCGCGGTGATAAGTAAGCCCCATATCCTCCGCAATCTCTTCCATGCGGTCATTCAAGACCTCATTCTTTTCCGCGCCAACTCGCAGCATTTCATCCAGGTCGTCAAACCCTTGCTGCAACCGCAGATCTTCAAAGAAAAGTTCGAACTCATCTTTGCCCATATCGTTTGCATTTACCCGGCGCCGTTTTGGTTTTCCGTCAGCTTTCAAGATCTTGCTTGCAGCTTTCTGCGCTTCTTCTTTGGCAAACTCTTCGTCGGTAAGAACGCGCGCCGGAAGCTTAGGCATACCCGCCTCGGACGCAATCGCATAGGTGCTGTTGCCATCAAGCAACGTATAAGTACCATCGCCGTTGTCACGTACAGACAAAGGCCCACGCTTTGACATACCGCCCTTGGCTGCGTCCGCCATCAGCTCCCGGCCCCGGGCAATGCCATCTTTACGCGCCCGGATTGGAATAATGTTTTGCGTAGGAATCTCGATAGCATCATCTGTTAGCTCGAGATAATAAGTGTAGTTCGGCGCGATCTCGCCCCGCTGTATCATCTCGCGTTCCTGGCGAGAACTCGTTGGCAGCTCTTCGCTCTCGATTGCGTCAAGTTGTTGTTGGAACCCGGCGCCGTCTTTTATGTCTGAGAAGCTTGCGAGTTCTTGCTCTGGCTTATTCTGTACGCGCTGTTTTTGCGGCGTATCATCAACATACCTTCCAATGCCGCCATCTTCGATCCCTCTGAAATCACCGTTTTCAATTCGTCCTCGGACATACTCTGCAAATCCTCGCGCAGCTTCTGCAACGCGACCGGTATCTTTTGCTGTTCTTGCTGCGTCCGAGAGCGCGTCTGAGATTTCGCCTTTCCTGTTCGCGAGCGTTTGGATGTAGTCGATTGCTTTGCCATCGGTTTCGGCCCTCTTCTTGTTTGCATCGCTAACGAGCTTGTTGCCCTCAGCTTCTAGTCGCGCCTCTTGATCTACCAGGTTTTTAAATGAACGCTTGTCCAGGCGCAGTTGCTTTATTGCTTTGTCCAGGACTTCCGCGCGTTCTACAACCAGGCTTTCCTTAAACATCTCTTCGCCAAACAAGCTATCCTGGACAACTGTATCAGCCTCGATGTCGCGGATCTGCCGCACGATTGCCTCAGCTTGCACCTCGTTTGCCGGATCTGCTTTTGCCAGGATCTTAAGCGCGGCCTCTTGCAGTTCCTTGTCTGCTTCTGGAATAAGGCGCGCAACGATTGCAGCATAGTTTGCCGGGACAACTTTGTTATAAACATAGCCCCAATTCTCTATCGCCAGGTTAACCAAGTCACGCCCCTGGCGTCCCGCAGCTGAATACTTTGGCAACTGGTTTGCCATCTCCGGCGCTTCTTTGAGGATCTTTGCAATGTCCAGGGCGTCCGCCGTATTGTTCGCAACGTTGTTCATTGCGGCCCGGACGCGCACCTTTGCAGCTGTCTCGCCATCAACCTCGCGGAACACATGCCCATAAAGTGCGACATCTTGGCTAGGATCGTTTGCCTTGATCCGCTTTGCTAAACCTAAACGCTGGTGTCCATCCGCAATAAATTGCACACCGTCTGCGCGTTCCCACACTGTGACAGTCCCGGCATAATATGGGTTCCACACTGTCTCGCCTTGCAGCTTAGATGTTACGCCAAACTTATCGCCGCCGCTTTTGAACTGGAACGTATCCGCATCAACCTGGATGTTATCGATGTCTAGCCTGGGGATCCCAGCGCGTTCCTCAGCTTCAAATATAGACACAGGGGGCTTAGGCGGATTGACCGGTACATCAGGCGTAACAACCGGCTCATCGAACTCTAACGCTTGCTGTGCGGCCTCTACGCGCTGAATGTGCTCATGCTGCGCTGGGCCAATGCTATCAGCTGTACCGGTAAGATCATCCGCAAGCGGATTGGCCTCGATGGTCTCCTCCATATCCTCCAGGATCTTAAGGTTAGTCTCGACATCTTTTGTTTGGTTAGCCCCGCCGCGCTTCATAATGTTAATCATCTGCCGCGCCTGGTCATACGTTAGGCCAAACGCCTGGTTAACACCCCGCGCTACCGGGCGCGCTGCTATCGATGTGCCGCGCAGCGTACCCTGTAGGCCGGCAGATCCAGCAACGTTGAACATGCCGCCAGCTAAAACATTGCGCCAAAACTGATCGTAGCTATATTCTTTGCCCTGGCTATTGTACCAATCTTTGACACCGGTTTGGATAACAGCTTCAGTCCCAGCACCAACAGCAAACTCAACTGCCAGGAACTTGGCTAATCCTTGCGCAAAATTAACGCTTAGCTTTGGCAGACTTGCACCAGGGATTGCCAGGGCAGTCTGCCCCGCCGGATCCGCTGCAAAATTCATAAACCCTGCACCAAGCTCAGCTGCGCTTTCCTTAGAAAAGAAGCCGTAGTCTCTTGCCCGGCTCTTGACCGCGTTGTATTCGTCCTCGGCTTGCTGTGCTAATGTTGCGCCCTGTTGCTTAACATAGTCCATGTTAAAGCTTTCAAGCTCGGGGAATAGCTCCTGATTGTCGCGCACATGCTTAAAGATCTCGTTAGCCCGGTATTCAAACATGTCATAGCCGGCACCTTCGGCGGATGTGTTGCCCAAGTGTCCCGCCGGGTTATAAAATTTTTTGCCGGTTTTTTCCCGGATCTCTTCCAGGATAGGTTCAAAGACGGCACGATACTGAGAACGCTCTGAATACGCTTGCTGATTAAACTGCATAAACTTTGCCGCAGAATTGTATATTTCTTGCGGCGTTGAATATGCTTCAGCTCGACCCTGGTAAGGCGTCACGTCGAGCGGATCAGCTTGGCGTCTTAGAAAACTCATTGCGTTTCCATCCAATCGTTAAAGCTTAGAACGTCGATTGCGTTATCGTCACGCAACCACTGCATCAGGTAGCCCTGGTATGTTTCGCGCTGCTCAGGCGTAGCCCCTCGATAATCTGCATTGTTAAACATATCCGGCAGTCTATCTACTTTGCTTTGACGTTGCTGTTTCAGCTCTACGTTTTGCTGGACGCGATCATCTTGGGCTAGATCCTGGCCTAATTCGAGAACCTGGCGCTGCTCTAATCTGCGCTGCCGTTCAAACATTTGCCCCGCTTTAATTTGTCGCGGAGATGCCTGGGCAACCTCAGTATCTTCGACCGCTTCAAACTCTACCTCGGGCGGCAGATCTTCTTCGATTAGCTCGCCGTCCCTTGAAACAATCCTGAAATCTTCGTTAAACTCACTGCGTAATTCCACGCTTCCTACTGTCTGGCTAAACTCTGTTATTCCCGCACGGTTAGCGCGTAGCTTAAATGCTTCCAGGACATTTGCCGCTGTATTGAAATCGATAAGGATAGGAACCTGTGGGTTGCCCTCGATGTTATTTGCATAACCATTCAGATATGTCGGTACACCTGTCGGGCCATTGTCTTGCATAATACGATACTGACCATCACCCGCAACCTGGAACGCCCACTCACCAGCAAGCACCTGATCCCACATTGCCGGGCTAATATCAAAGCCCATCTCGGAAAACATTTCCGGCGTTAAACTGTCCAGGACGTACTCAAACTCATCCGGGGTTTTGTCGCTAGGAATAAATGTCGCCGCTTCATTAATAACATGGATCCCACCATAGACCTGTCCGTTACGCTTTTGCGCGCCAGATGCAATCTGCATGGCTTCCTTTACGTTATCGACCGTCAGATCTTCTTCGCTCACGCCAATGAAACGATTTGCAATAATTGCTTTAGTTGCCTGGATAATCGCCCCGGTAGCTTCCGGCTGAAACCGCAATGCCTCTTGCAACTCACCAGCGATAACTTGCTCGATGCTTTGCTTTACCCCTGCTTCAGTGTTTGCAACTGCTTTTGGATACGCAACACCGGCTTTGATTTGCTCTAAGCCTTGCAAGATCTCTCGCGCTGCATCTGGGCGCCCAAGCGCAACCAGGCCACCGGCATGTGACATCATGCCGTTCTGATCGCCAATCTGAGAATAAACGTTAGTCGCTAGATCCGGAGATCCCGCCGCAGCCATGCCGCCCTGGATAGCTTCCAGCATTTGCAGCTTTTGCGTTAGAGGAGCTGCGTCAAACATGTTCGAGAGCTGTGTCGCTTCTGTGTTCGTTAGCAGTACCAGGTGTTTGTTAGGATCCCCGCGCATCAATTCTGGGAAATAAATACTTTGAACCCGGCGCGAATCTTCAATCCGCTCTTGTATGTCCATGCCGATTGTCTGAGGGTCGTTAAAGTTAATCGTGCCTAGCTGCACATTGCCGGCCTCTTGCGCGTATGCCAGGCGATCTCTTGATAAGCCCTGATCCATCTTGCTTTGCAGATCACGGAGCAAGTTTACCGTTAGCGTTTCTCTACCAGGCTCAACCACACCGTTTGTCCCGCCTTGCTCAGCTGCCGCAAGCGCCTGGGCTAACTGAGGAGGACTAAGCTCCCGGTGATCTGCTAGAAACGTCTGAGAAAATTTTAAATCATCGAAAGATTGACGCAACTGCCCCAGCTCGCTCGCATCAACAATACCCTCTAATCCAGTGATTGTCTCCTCAATGTCAGGAAACATAGTTGCCGGGATCTGATTTATACCGGACGTGATACCATCTTGCGCCTTGTCGAGCGCTGATTGCAGCGTCGATGCATTACCTTTTGCAGCATCGATCTCGCGTTGCTGCGCAGCTGTCAGCTTGTTTAGGTATGCCGCATCGCCACCGACAGAACGTATTAGTTTAGCTGCGTCATTGTAATCCAACTTGCGCAACAAGCCCATCACGTACAGGCCGTTATCTACCGTTGCCAGGTCATTTAGATTGTCACTCGCAAACGAGCTGCGAATAATCTCCAAGTCGCGCGCTGCGTTATCAGAGTTTTTTGCCAGGTTGTTAAGAGCGCCAAACGTACCATCGACCAACATAGCGTATTCTTGTTTCGCCAGTTTGTCCGGAGCGCCAGTACCGAGACCGCCCCGGAATACACTGTCAGCACCAATGTTTTGCAGATCCAGGTTAACCGCACCCATTTGCGTACCGTTTGCAATGATGTTTGCGCCGTTTGATAGTATCCTTGTGCGAGAGGCAGCATTCGCCGCTTCTATTTTTGCATCGATAGTATTCTGTAGCTTGAACCTGGTGGACAATTCCATCTGGTCAAAGCGATGCTTAAGGTGGTTTTTAGCGGCAACATCCCGCACATTTCCCAGGGCATTCTCGCGGATCTTACGGCTTTCTCTTTCCCACAACTTATCGCCATCAAAAACATTGTGATAGCTCGGGCCGTCCGCCATATTGTTTGCAGCTGTTGCCAGTTGCTCTTCGACCTGGATAACCTTCTCATCAACCTGGGCCTGTAGCGCTTGCTTATAGCGATCCTGGGCAAACGCTCCTACTTGCTTAAACACCTCTTGCGCAACCGCGCCTTTCTCGAGCGCTTCCTGGATAAATGGCTGCGCATTCATTCTCGCCCGGAATGAACGTCCAGGCATATCGCTGCTAGGTGTGGATCCGGCTTGATAAGTAGGTATCTTCATATCTTATCCTGTCCCTGTCGGGTTAGTATAGCTACCGCCAAGTGTCGCATAACCAAATCGAGCCGCGCTGCCAAAGCCGGAAATAAGGCTCTGCGTTCCGCGCGCACGTAGCGCACCAGCTGCCGCCCCACCTTCCATACGCGTCAGCTCAGCTGTCAATCTTGCGTCTGTCTGCGCATCATTGATCTGCATGTTCGCAATGTAGTTGTTCATTTTGTCAACTGTCAGCTCATACTCAAGCTCACGCGCATTCTCACGCAACACTTTCATAGGCGTACCTTGCGCAATATCAATCCCGCCATAAGAGTAGTTTGCAACAACATCACCCTGCACCTTGCGAAACAACATACGCTTACGCTTGTTGGAAATAACCTGGTTTGCATTAAGGATTGTGCGCTGGTTTTCCAGCAAGTTAACATCACGCTCGATAATCTTAGCGTTAAAGTTAGCCGCCTCTTGCGCTTTTGCGGCAGCTTCTTTCGATGCTTGCTGCCCGGCAATCCCCCCGGCAACCGAGGTTCCCATGCCGACAACAGCTAACATTGTTGTTATCTCTGCCATATCGCGTACCTTTCATAATCCGAGCCATCAGGCCCATACTTGCGCATGAGACCCTCGCTCTCAAAACCGAGGAACTTGGCGAGCTTGTGCGCGTCTGTGAAATCAGATCTCACAATCGCTTGCACCCGGCGCAGCTTCAAACGCTCAATCGCCGCGTCAAACTCTTTGCGCACCAGGCGTATTGTGCGCAGCTTCTTGTTCTTTACTTCTCGTGTTGGCAAAAACCAGGCTTCCGCTACACCGTCCCACAGTGGAGCCAATCCTGTCACAGCAACCACCTCCCCACCATCCATGAGCGCGAGACCACGCCCGGGAACGAGATAACCAGGCATAGCCGCAAGCACCAATCCCAGCTGTGACTGATTCTGTAACGGCACTCGATCCGCTACGTGCAGTATATGTGATCTGGTCAACGGTCTAGCTATCATTTGTCAAACGTATTCATTCGTGGGTACAGCGCCAGGACTGTCAAAGGCAGGGGCTGCGTTTGTTGCAAGTATATCCTATCATCGTCGTCAAAACCACCAGGAAACTCGATGTCTTTGTCTCCGGTAAATAGAGGCACGGCTTCGTCCATTGACATAGAACTATCCCGGAAAAAGATCCTGTCGATCTCACCGCTCTCATTCCCGACCTCAACACCAACTGTTTCAAACAAACGTACCGTGATGCCGTGAATGCGCTTTGGCTTACCCTGGCTTGTGCCGTCACTAGATCCGCTTTCGATCCGCAAAGTTTGCATTGCGCTTGTGTAGCCGTAGCCTACTGCTGCGCTTGTTACTGAGAAATCTAAACTTATCGCACCGCTACTTACAGTTTTGTCTGGGTGTGACGCACCATTTGCAAGTACAGAAACTGTATCACCTTCTAAGTGATATAGCGTACTAAACCCGGAAACTGCGCTACCAGAGTAAGACAATCCACTGTCAACAAAAAACGATGATTTAGTATCACTGCCAAAATCAAAGTTTTTCATAACCTCAACATATCGCATTGTGGATCCATCGATTGTACGCTTCACAATCATGTACAATTCATCTTCACCGCTGTCTGTGGGCAGTGTGGCAATGCTCTCTACAACTGCCTGGCCTCCATCAAACTCACCGCCGATCACATGTTTGTGCCAGGCAACAACCTCCTCCTCGCGCCGATATGTCAAACCAAGAAGAGTGCCATCATCTCGGACAGCCCAAACAATGTTTTCCGGCTCTTGCTGATATGCAAACTGAGAAAGTCCACCTTCGGTTATGTGCTCCGCCAGGACTGTTAAATCCGGAGACTGATACCCGGCGGTGTCAACCTCACCAACATACTTGAACTCTCGAACCTTGCGATCCCCACGCTGCAAGAATAGCGTAACATCTGCAACCTGGACAGGCTCAATATTAGAGGATCCATAGTTGGAATACTTGCGAATAACTGTGGATGTCGGTGTAACCGGCCCACCATTTGTTGTTGTTAGCACGTATTCACCGCCAGATGTGCCGATTGTAAGCACTCGAGTAGGAGATAAGTAGCGGATACTGTTAACCTGGTTAGATGCAATCGTGTAAATCAACGCATCATCAGCTGCCGAACCTGTGTGAAAGTTTAGATAATCTGCGTTTTTGGAGAACCAAAGGGTTTGTGGGTTATTATTAGACGCTGCAAACACCAGGCGTTGCTCAAAAAACGTAACCACGCTCGGGTAATTGTCAGATCCTGTTATTGTTGGCGTATCGTTTTCGTTAATAGTCGCTGTCGTAAACGTCCAGGCATTGTGATTTGTCCTGGATAAAGTGCGAATTGCATAGCTTGGATGTGCAAAATACATCACATCAGCTGACTGCGCGAACCGCAGATCAAATATATCTGCCGCTGCATACGGCGTAGTTTCTTCGTAAATTTTGTCGACAGCACCACCGGACGTGTATGTCGTAAAATCTGTCGTATCGATGTCATTGCCAAAGAGATCTTGCAGCGTAAATGTGTTTGTTGTGACATTTGCTACCAGGTAATTGCGACCGTTCAGCTCAGTCATGCCTACAACATTGTCCAGGTAAATCTCATCGCCATCACTGTAACCGTGTCCGCTAATAGTAATCACACCAGGATCTGCTTTAGTTACAGCTGTAATATTTTGAGCTGATCCCTCAAGAACTTGCAAGCCATTACGAAAAACACGCATATAAAGATCACCAAACTCAAGGATATACGTGTCAGACGTTTTAAACTGAAACGGTATTAGCCTGGTCTTTGTTGCGCTATCCTTGACCGCTCCAAGATATTCTGTACCAGGGCGCCGGGTTACACCGCCGTGGGGCTGCACAACCATATTGGTCAGTTCAGATAAACCGGCTCTATACTTTTCAAGATTGATACGCCCCTCGAGGCGCGGGGAGATCTCGCCAGCTGTAAAGGTGCTTAGCGATGGAGCTGAACGAGCCATTAGAACCTCGCTTCAATAAAGTCGTTAGCCTCGATCCGCTCTGGCGCGCCCTCTGTCGCATCCTGGAACGTAGCTTCTTTTAGCTTCCTATCATAATCGGCAGCTGTAAGTTGCCGCATTGTTGTGGATCCTGTAATCGCATAAGAGATTTCATATGCTAATCTTGCTGCCAATGTCTCGATTAACCCAGCATCATATTCCTGGGGATCCGTAATTCTGGCAACGTATTTGATCCGCGCAGTGCCTTCATCCGTAAGAAGCTTACGACCCTCGATGATAAAAGCTGGGGTGTCATTATTGCTGCGCATATTATCAAAAGGGAACGTTAGTGTTCCATTGCTAAACTCTAATACTCGTAAACAAAATGGATTCGTCGGCAGGGCATATTGATATGCATAGCCATATGTAGGATTTTCAGTTTCCTGGGGAAGCTCCGCTCGACGTATTAAACAATTCCAGGGATGAGAGCGAAATACGCTATCACGTACTGCATCATAGCGCTGGTTGACAATGCGCGCTGGTTTGCTGTTTTCATCCAATGTTGTGATGTTCGACGCACCTAAAGTGTTAAGCGCGTAGTTTGCAATATCAACGGTACTTGTCATCCGCTATCTCCATGTAAAAGAGGGGGCGGTTTCCCGCCCCGCTCAACTTAGTCTACCACATACATGATGGTCAGCTCAATGGTGCCAGTGCCAGCTGCACCGCCCATTGTTACTGTGATTGCCACGCCATTCTCGTCTGTGTCTGTCTCTGAGCCTGAGCCTAGAGCTAGAGTAGCAAGAATGTCGTTCTTTGCCGCAGATGTTGACGCAGCTGCCGCTTTGTAAGCCGCCGCAGACGCAGACACAGCTGTACCAGCCGCGTTTGTGTGTGCTGCATAACCTACAGACAATGTTGTTGATGCACCTAGCGCGTCATGCGCAAGAGAGCCTGTCAACAAACGAGCGCCATCAGGCAAGACAAACATCTCGATAACGTCACCAGACGCCAGCGCAGATGCCTCGTATGTGCCATGAGCTACACGGATACGACCGCCAAGCTCATTAACTTTGTTCATCACGGCTGGTGTTGCGCGTGAATTTGTGCGTTGTGCTGAATATACAGTAGCCATTTGTCAGTCTCCTTATTATTCGCTACACGCGATTTCAACGACTTTGGCTTCTTCCATACGTGTCGCACCTACTGATTGACAGTAGTAAACTTGCGTTGCGTATGATTTGTCTGCACGTTCATCAATGCGCGCTGACGGCTCTTTGCCGATTGCACACTTGATACCGTCTGCCGCAAACGCGATAACCTGGCGATCACCAGATCCATCGGTTGTTAGACGGTTGCTTACATGGAAGTTGAAGCCAACGAATGTGTTGATTTCACCCATAGCCAACGCTTTCACAGTGTTGTAGTCGCTTGATGTTACAGTCGTGTTGTTCAACAGGTCTGAGATCTGCTTCGGTGAGCAAACAATGTGACGAGCGATTGACGGATCAACATTGCCCTCGTCCAAGATTTGCTTCGCCTCAACCAACTTAGCAATCGTCAAACCAGATGATGCAACTGCAATCTTTTGGTCTGATGGTAATACTGTGTCAGATGAGCCATCTTTACCTGTTTTGGCTGTGCCTAGTGCCGCTGCGATGATTACATCATCCATTGCGCGACCCATAGCAGCTGCCGCTGCACGGCTATAAGTTGATGTCGGATCTACCAACAAACGAACTTTGTCCTGATCGTCGATCAGATCCGCATATTCGTAGTCAGACATTGTAACCATACGGCGTGAATGTGGTGTGTCCACAATCGGTGTATCCGCATGGCGCGATGTGCGTAGGACAGCTGCCGCTGAACCCACTTGGTCAAAGAAAGCTTTTTCGCCATTAACACTTTCTACATCCACCGCGTTACGCAGCAGAGAACCCATTTGCTGTGACAGCATCTGGATATTTGCAGAAAACTGTTGGACAAAAGCTGTAGTAATTTGAGTAGACATTTGCCTAATCTCCTAGCTTGTTACAGTTTTAATTGCTGCGCTTGGTTATCCTTTTCAGGGCCAATGCTACGGCTTAGGGCCGCTAATCCACTTGACGCACAAGTTTACGCGGTGGGCCTCTCGGTTATCCACCTGTCGCATAGCCACGCAAGCGCAAGACCTCGGCAACTGCCGCGTCATGCTCAGGGTGTCCAGCAATAGTATACGGCGTATTAGGCCGCATGTGTTCTGCGATGCGCTGCCGAGCTTCCTGGGCGCTCATCACAAACTCTGTAGGCTCTCCGACCAGGCTATCCTCGCCTAGCATCTCGGCAACTTTGGCAAACGCCTTAACAATCTCAGGGTGATCCCCCATCAATCTGCCGTCCTCGAGCCGAACCTCATTAAAGATTTGCGGGTTTGGCATAACAGTTTCCGCCGCAGATCTTGCCATTTTCAAACGTGTCTCGAAATGTTGCCCGAACTCCTGGCGCAACTCTTGCTCGCCCTGGAACCGCGCTTCTTCTGCGCGCTGTTCAAGAGCCTGGATGCCGCTATTCACTTGCTCCTCATACAAGCTTGCCACTGCTTGGGCTTGCTTATTAGACAAGCCGATCTCATACGCTTTATTTCTAAACGTATCAAAAGCCGCATCGTCAAAGATCTCAGTGCGTTCCAGTTCATAATTCACAGGATCTGTCGGCGCACCAAGTTCCTGGTAAACTGCGCGGATCTCATCCTCTGTTGCATTTGGCCCAGGCTTTACAACTTTGTCTGCGCCAATAATCTTTTGCGCATTCAGGTGCGTTTTAACTAATCCATTAACATCATCCCACTTATTGATAAGTGGATTGCTGCGATATTCCTCATCGACCATATCAAGCCAGGTGCCTGTGGCTTCTGATGTCGGTTGTTGTTGCTCCACTACAGGCTCAGCCGCTACCGGCTCAGCTGCAACTGGTTCAGCGACTTCTTGAGATCCTGTGTCTAGGGTTGCCTCTTCGCTCATTGTGGTTCCTTCCCTTCGGACAACATCCGGTCGATCAACAGCACAGCTGCGCGTTGTCCTTCATTAAATGCACTTTCATAAGGATCGCCGGAAAACGTGGTGGCCTCATAGCCGAAACGCTTTTTAAGATCACGCAATACTATCTCGCCGTCCTCAGTCCCGAACGTTCTGCGATAGCTAAGCTTAAGATCTTCTATCTTCTTCATATCTGTCCGCGCTCCCTTGCATCAGACGCGACTTTTAGTAACGGAGCTGCTTTGTTTGCTTGCTCAGATAACATCATTTCTTGCTGCGCCTGGGCTTGCGCTGCTTGCGCTTCCGCTCTTTGTTGACGCAGCTGCGCTACCTCAGACGTGCTACGGATAACACGCGCCGGGATCCCAGCCGTTTCGACCAGGTACTGAACCAACTTATCATCGTCCAGGTAATCCATAACAGGCGCCACTTGCTGCATCTGCATCAATACCTCGAACCCACGCAACATAGACTGTAGGTCAGTCATCTTCTGCGCCTTGGCTAGTGGTGAAACATACTCAATATCGATCTCTCGGCCCTGAAGCTCCTCCGGAGCCGCAGGGAGGAGACCGGCCCGGAGGAGCAATGCAAAGGATCGGGAGATCAGGGGCTGGAGCAACTCCGCCTGTAAGCGGCCCAACACAGGCCCGAGGAGCCGCATTTTCTCCTCATTCCTCTGCAACACTTCCGTGGCAGTCATAGCCGGGCCATTGGACATTAGCAGCTGGTCAACGAAAAATGCCTGGCGTATCGCATTCCGGCGCTGCTCTTCCATGTTTAGCCCTAAAGGGTTGTTAGCCCCAATCTGCAACGGCTCTAACCTGTCTCGCGTCCCGGTGCGATAAAAGTTCAAAGCGCCTGGCGTAGTACGCACAGGCAACATAAACCCATCATCCGGAACCATAAGCGGCGGATCTATTTGTTTTTGTGCCGCTCTTATTGTTGTTTCTGACATTTTGTTCAGCATCTTTGTATCCGGCAACGCATTCATTGCCGGGCTACGCCCATACGTCGAGACACTATCCTTAACAAAACGTGTGACCATGAAAGGGAACTCATCGAACCCGCTCTCACTTAACATCTGACGGCTGTCTGCCGTGTAGTAAACAGATGCAATAGGCTTGTTCTTTGACGCGCGCCCTGTGGAATTTTGCCGGGGAAACACTGCATGAACAACGTCATGCTCTTTGTACGGCTCTTTATCCAGGTCTTTTTCGACCTCACGCGGCAAGTTCTTCTCACCGAATTGCATCGCAATCGCTCGAGCCGTTAGTTTAAACTTACGGTAAACCGTATCAACTGTGCCGTCCTGGTTTTCAGATACGCAGATCTCAGCAATGTGCCGAGAACTAAACCGCAAACCATCATCAGTTCCCTCGATGTAAAACGCAGCTGTACCGAAAACTACGAGATCATAATAAAATTCATGGATCTCTTGCTGAAAGTTGGATCTATGAAACGCCTGGTACATTTGATCGAGGCAGATCTCTAACCATTCATTTGCTGCATCGTTACCCTGTAAGTCAGGATCCCGGTAACGCATAGAGAACCAGGGGGTGCTGGGTGATGTAAGCATTCCATGCAAGCTAGACGCCAACAGCTCAACCGCATGTACCGCCGTACCATCGTATAACAATTCGGTACGTTTATCGCCCTGGGTGCGTTTTTTTGTAATGTCCGCCTTACGTGGCAGCATATAGTCCGCAAGCTCTTGCCAGTGACTTTCCCATTGTGAACGCTGAGATTGCAGAGTTTTATATCTGCGATCTAGCTGTGCAATCATTGGCAATACTTCTGGCATCACGACATCCCATAATTAAACATTAAACTTTTGCGCTTCTTGGATTTCTTGCCGCCCTCCATACGCCCAGCGCGCTTTTGCTCCAGACGCTCCAATGGATCTACGGTTCCCTCGCGCTTGCCCTGGCTAGGCTGTGACGCCATCTTGCCCATCATGCCGGCAACATTTACTGGTTTGCGTTTCTTCATGCTAACAATCCTCTACGTGGGCGCAGTAACGAGCTTCCACTCTCGGAAAGCAAGCCAGCCGCCGTATCCACAATTCCCTGGGGTGTCGTTAATATCGTTGAGCGCCGTCCTTTTTCATAAAAGTCAATCGCCTCATCCTCAGCCGGGCCAGTGCTAACAGTAGAAGCCGCAACCGCCTGGGCTGTCCCACCCGCAGCTGTTCCTACATTCGTAGATGTCGGGCCGCCTGTCTGCACACCGCCGGATGTCGTCAGACCTTTATTAACGTCGACTATGACTTCTTGCGTGTCAGTGTCTACTGACGTTATCGTGCCGCCGCCACCGGGCGTTTCAACCTCTGTTCCGACAGCCGTTTCATCAACTTCAGGCTGAACAGAAGTTTCCGCCTGTTCCGCAATCTCCTCTTGCACAGCAACAACATCATTTATTGTTGTGTCCGCGTCGCCGGTTTCGCCGGTCGTATTCACCTCTGTTGGGTCTGTCTCTGGGGTCTCGACCACCGGCACATCTGAAACTACCGCTTGCGGCGCAGTTGGAGCGCTGGGCGCCATCAAAGAAGCGCCGACTACAGCGCCTGTCGCCGTGGCTATCGCCGTGCCAGCTGTCCCCAGCGCCAAAGCGCCAGCTGCTGCATAACCTACACCACCTCCCGCTAAAGCCCCAACAATTATAGGTGCTGCCGCCATATCTTATCTCCTACGCCGCAAAAGGATCGTAATCCATGATAGCTTGCTTCTGAGGAACGCGACCACCGCCCCGCGTTTCTCGCAAACCAACCGCCAAATATCTAAAAGCATCCGCCGCATGGCTCGACCAATCATGCACAGGCGATGCCCTAAAGCTACGAGTGCGCTCGTTATACGCCCGGTGATACTGCCGCAAACATTCCAAACCATGCTTACACTTCTCTCTGTCGAACCAAACCCGCGACAACAACATCTGTGCCGCATGGATCCCATCCTCGACAGGTAACTTGGGAACAACCCGGAAATTTAAACCTAGATCCCACGCTACCTCTCTCCTACTCTTACCACTACCAAGCTCTCGAACTTCAATGTCATGCGGAGCATTATGCTCGCCGTACAAATAATTCTTAGAAGAAAGAACCTTGCAATAGTGCGGCAAGCCCTCGCCCCTCGCTTCGTAAAAATCTATAACATGTATAGCACGTCCCACCGATTGGGTAAAGAATATCGCGGTACTGTCCCCAACTCCGAGATCCCACCAGGTATCAACCCGAACTGAAGGGTCGTAGGGTACGTTGCAAACCCTACCCTCTGCCTGTGCCGCTTCCATCTCTTTTCCATAAACCGCACCAGGCACATTCGCATTCCAGCTGCACTCAAATTCCTGGGCATACTGATCCGCAGACATCATAACCTTAGCCGCTTCCAATTCCTCATCATCGAGGATCCCGGTCTCACTCGCCTTGTACACAGCCGCTAACCAATCATCATTCGACGTAGCTTCCTCATACTTTTCAAAGAAAGCGTCATGCCCCTTTGGCGTACCAACGAACACGCACCAGCCTTTCCGATCAGAAAGCGCCGGCCTCAATACCTCCGGAAACACATTCTCCGGCATGTCCGCGACCTCATCCATCACGCAGCCATCCAGGTAAATCCCGCGCAAGCTATCCGGGTTCTCAGCACCCAACAACGAGATCCGCGCGCCAGTAGGCAGATCACACCGCAATTCAGTCTCATGGAACTTCACATTCGGGATCGCACCCGCAAACTGTTTTATATAATCCCACGCTACATTCTTCGCCTGGCGATAGGTGGGCGCCATATAGGCAAACCGGGGGTTAGGCTTTTGGCACATTAACGCATCACGCAAGATATGATTAATAGCCCACACCGTCTTTCCAAAGCGCCGGTGACACACAACAACGCCCCAGCGCTTCTCCGACATCTCATCGTGCAACTTGCGCTGCAACTCTCTCGGCTCATATGGGATCTCTATATGCGTCAATGCCGGGTGTCCTCATCTGCAAAGTTCAATAAGCCTACGTCCGCAAGCATACGCTCGTACACGTCAATCAACAATACAGCGCTCTCATATTGCTCAGAGGCGCTAGGAGCTTCTGTGACGAGCCTACGCAGCTCGTTGATGTGTGCGATAAGGGCAAGGCTTCTGGTGTTCATAGGGCGATCTCAGGCTGTGTGAGGGGCAGATACTGCTGACCAGGTATATTACGTGCTACAAGACCGCGCGCAAAATTTCGGAGGGTGGGGGTCGGCGGTGCCGGAAATTTAACATAATAGACCTTATCGGATAACGTTATCGAGCAAAAACAACGACTTAGCCAGCCATGCGCTGACTGCATGGATCGAGCGCCGGATCTGCCATGCGCTGACCGCATATCACCGGGCAAATCTGGCCTCGCGCGCGTAGCTCGGTCACACAGGATGTATCGTGACACGCACTTTCCCCTCAATGCACCAGCTCCTCTTCATCGCCACTGACGGCGGTATCGCCACCTGACCAGCTGATCGTGAAGGTCTGCGCTTGTGGTTGATCCTCTTTCTTGTCGCGGATCCCGAATGGCTGATTGCGCGCTGCTGTCCACTTGAGTGTCTCGATCTCGAGGCGGCGGCGTTGCACCTCTGCGTTTAACATGCGCGGATCTTCGACCTTTGGCAGCTCTGCCATTGCCAGGGCGTTGAGATGGTCTGCGTAATATTCTGCCTGGAGGATCCTGGCTTTGCGATACATCTCCCAGATGATCTCGTCTGCCTGGACTGCGCGAGTTACGCTGCGATAGCTTGGCATGTTCTTTTCGTTTGTGATGTCTACGAGCGTTTCGCCTCCGGCTAATCGGTCGCAGATCTGTTCCATGATTTCGACTGAGACTGTCCGGCTATTCATGCATTGCATCCTTTTGCAAAGAAGCCCGGCCCTGAGGCCGAGCAGTTTGAGGCAAAGCCACCAGGGGACGTGAAAGCAGTGTATAGAGCACATCTGGCGGCTTGCACTAAATGTAGCGGTTTTAATCACACGCTGCAATAAATATCTCTGATAGGGCTTGACAGTATCTGTCACACGTACTATGTAAGGCATGGATGCGGAGAAAGGAAAAGAAATGGCAATGGTGTTTTTAGCGGCGATGTTGGCGGGATACGCCTGGTTCGCTTACCAGCCTCGGCAGCGGTTGCAGTTCGCTGTTAGTGAAAATCGGTTACGCCAGGACGCGGCTTACGCTGTGTGGGCAAACAACATGGAGCAACATCAATGAAATATGAGATAATAGAACATGAGTACCGGGGCCGTGATGCCTGGGACAGCGCTGACAAGTTTACCTTTGCAGCGCGTAACAACAAGGGCACTCATTACCGTGGCTGGTTCCAGATCTTTGACAACGGTAACGGCTTTGTCTGGGGCATCTTCCGGGCTAGTGACGGCGCGAGCTTGAGCCGGGAGAATGCGATTTGCAAAAAGATCGAGAAAGCAGCTTACGAATACATCAGCGAGATAAAAGAAGGAGCTGCACAATGAAACGTGTAGTTCACGGCACCCCTATCACTCCCAAGCGGTTGTTGCGGCAGTTGCGTGGCTGTAGCTTTTGCGTCAGCTACATGCACCCCGAGCAGCTTGACGAGTGCATCGAGCTTGTTGGCGACGATCAGATCTTGATCTTGGACAACGGCGCTTTCACTGCCTGGCGGAAAGGCATCGAGCTTAACGATGAGTGGTGGGACGGCTTTTACGCCTGGGCCAATGACGCGATGGAGCGTTGCCCCCAGGCTGTCGCTGTTATCCCTGACGTTATCGGCGGCAGTGAAGAGGATAACTTGATGTTGATAGCCAAGTGTATCCGGGGCAACAAGTTGCGTTACCCAGAGCGCGCGATGGCGATATGGCACATGAACGAGAGCTTCGAGCAATTAGACAAGTTGTGCATGATGTTCAACTTTGTTGGCTGGGGCAGCTGTGGCGAGTTCGACATCGCTCGGGCCAAAGAGGGCAGCCCCTGGCATTTACGTGCCAAGACTGCGTTAGCCCGGATCGATTGGTTGGAGATGCAAACCGGTCGGGAGCGTCCCTGGGTTCACATGATGCGGGGCTTGGGCCAATATCAGAATTGGGGCTGGGACAGCGCTGACAGCTGCAACTTGGCAATCAATCAGTGCTACAGCAAAAACAAGTACGTTAACCACGTTCAGCAATTTAACGACCGGATCCAGGCAAAAGTTAATCGCCAGGAATTGGCACCCTTGCCATTGTTTGAGATGGCAGCTTAATCAGAAGGAGACCAAACATGAAACGCAATTACCGGAATGCTTACAACGCGCTTAAAAAGATCGGCGCACCTTTGATCGACCACGGCGGAGATGAGTTCTACATCAGCGCTGAGAACAACAGCACTGAGATCTGGGCAGACTACTACATGATGGGCATCGGCTGCACTATGCTTGACGACTTCGGCGTGAACCACAAGATCAACAAGATCTTGGACAAGTACGGCTTGTTTGCTGAGTGGCAGAACCCCGGCTGCTTAGCGGTTTGCGAGGCGTGATATTTTTTCTCGCCTTGCCCTTGACAGTTTCTGTCACAGACCCCATATTACTAGTGGAAGGAGGAAAGAGATGATTGACCACGTAGCGTTTCGGATGGAGGTCGCCGGCGGCAATGCCGCTATGGTCGACAATCCTTTGGAAGCTTTAGCCCATATGTTCCAGGAGCAGTTAGTTGACCGGTTACGGTTGGGCGCTGACTACGGCAACTTGCGGGATGCCAACGGCAACGTTGTCGGTGCCTGGAATGTTTACTTAGACCATGACGAGGAGGATGCCTGATGTATGAACGTCACTACGGCAACAATTACGATGAGAGCTTAACCAACAAGCAGATCGCAGCAAAGATCCGTGCCTGGATCAAAGCGACTTATCCTGACTACAAGTTCAGTGTTCGCATGAACCGTGGCAACGCGATCTACTGCGACATGGTAGAATGCCCTGAGCATCACTACTTCTACGCCGTTGATGACTTTGGCGATGTCGTTGTTGCCTTGCAGCATGAGACAATGATGAAAGAGATCAAAGCTTACGGCAACAGCTTCAACTTCGACGGCAGCGAGATCATGGTCGATTACTTCGACGTTAACTTTTACTTCTTCCCTGGCATTGCCTGGGACGGCCCTGCCGAGAAACAACGCATGGCTCAACACGCACAGTGCCAGGCATTGGCTGCGGCTTGATCTTGTTTAGCGCCCTTCGGGGCGCATTGCTGGTTCAAGAGAAAGGAGACCACATGGGAATGCATGTAACAGTTTATCGGAGCGCTCGTAGCGATTACGAC